CTTTCCATTAGTAAATAAATTATTTGAAATAAAGTTTGTAGAACATGAACAAATATTTTATCAAACTGGAAGATTACAAACTTATGATCTTAGATGTGAATTATTTAAATATAGCAGTGAAAGAATTAGAACTGGTAACACAGAGATAGATAGTATAGAAACAAAACAAAGTCTTAGTACTCTTGCTTATCAATTTAAACTTGAAGATGATACTATGTTATTAATAGAAGACGGTGGTAGTTTACTTCAAGAGTTTACAATTGAAACAACTGATAGAGCAGCTAATAATTCATTCTTTGAATTTGAAGGAGATAGTGTTATTGACTTTAGTGAAAGCAATCCATTCTCGGAAGTAGATAGGTATTAATGTTTGGACATCAGTATTATAATCAAGTAATAAGAAGATATGTTGTAATGTTTGGTACATTATTTAATGATATAATTGTTCAAAGATTTAACAAAGCAGGACAAAGAATACAAGCTCTTAAAGTTCCAATAGCATATGGACCTAAGGAAAAGTTCTTAGTCAGAATAACACAAGATCCAGAGTTAACTAATCAATCCCAAGTAAGTTTACCAAGAATGGGATTTGAAATGACAGGTATGCAATATATGCCTGAAAGAAAATTAAGTAGTACACAACGAAGAGTAAACACAGTTGGTTCTACTGGTTCTAATAATAGTATAAAAACAGTATTTACTCCAGTACCATATGATTTTAATTTTAGTCTTAGTGTATTTGTAAAAAACGCTGATGATGGTGTGCAAATATTAGAACAAATACTTCCTTTTTTTACTCCAGAATGGACAACAACTTTAAAAATTATTCCAGAGATGAATATCAAACATGATGTACCTACTGTATTACAGAGTGTAACTACAGAGGATGCTTATGATGGTGATTTTGAAACTAGAAGGAGTTTAATATATAATTTAGATTTTCTAGTGAAAGGATACATTTATGGTCCTGTTAAAAAATCTGGTATTATCAAAAGAACATTGGTTGACTTCATCAACAGTGCTAATACAGAGTTACAAGAAGGTAAAAGAATTGAAAAGATTACTATAACACCAGGACTTGATGCAAATGGTAATCCTACTGCAAACAGTTCACAAAGTATCAGTATAGATAATATAAGTGCTAATGATAATTTTGGTTTTGTTATAAAATATGAAACTGATCTTGATGGAGAAGAATAATGACTCAATTTGAAAAAAATATGGAAGGTATTTTTAATTTACCAGAAACAAAAAAAGAAACAGAAATAACAATTGCTAAAAAAGTTGAAGAAAATAATAATGAAAGTGAAGCTGATATAGATTACAAATATGCAAGAGAAAATTTGTATAATATTATAGAAAAAGGTCAAGAGTCTTTAAACACATTAGTAGATGTAGCTCAACAATCACAACATCCTAGAGCATTTGAAGTTGTAAGCCAACTAGTTAAAACATTAAGTGATACAAATAAAGATCTATTAGAACTACAAAGAAAAATTAAAGTAATAAACAAAGATATAACAGAAGGTCCAAAAACTGTTAATAATTCACTTTATGTAGGTAATACAGCAGATTTACAAAAATTCATTAACAAAAGAAAAGAAAGTGAATAGCGAAAATTACTTAGGTAATCCTAATCTAAAAAGAGGAAATGTTAATATTGAATATACTCAAGAACAGATAGAAGAGTATATACAATGTGCAAAAAATCCTGTTTATTTTATTGAGAAATATATCCAAATAGTAAATGTTGATAAAGGTTTAATACCTTTTAAAATGTATGACTTTCAAACAAAAATGGTTAATACATTTAATACTGATAGATTTGTAGTAAATAAACTTCCAAGGCAGTCAGGTAAATCAACAACAGTAACAGCATATATGTTATGGTTAGTTTTATTTACTGATAATCAAAGTATAGCTATACTAGCAAACAAAGGATCATTAGCAAGAGAATTATTAGGTAAAATACAATTAGCATATGAACATTTACCAAAATGGTTACAACAAGGTATAATAGTTTGGAATAAAGGTAATATAGAATTAGAAAATGGATCCAAAATTGTAGCAAGTGCAACAAGTAGTAGTGCTATTAGAGGTGGATCATATAATTTAATATTCTTAGATGAATTTGCATTTGTAAGTAATAATATAGCAACAAACTTCTTTGCTTCGGTTTATCCTACAATATCTTCAGGTACAACTACTAAAGTGTTTATAGTAAGTACACCTAATGGTTTAAATCATTTTTATAAGTTATGGTCAGATGCAATTGATAAAAAGAATGGATATACTCCTATAGAAGTTGCATGGGATGAAATACCTGGAAGAGATCAAAAATGGAAAGAACAAACTATAAGCAATACAAGTGAAGAACAATTTAGACAAGAGTTTGAATGTGAATTTATAGGATCCATGAATACTCTTATTAGTTCAACTAAACTAAGAGCTATGAGATTTGATTATCCTATAAAACAAACAGAAACTATGAGTATATACGAAGAAGCTAAACCAGGACACACATACGTAATTACAGTTGACGTAGCAAGAGGTGTTGGATTAGATTATAGTGCTTTTGTAGTATTTGATGTTACTAAACAACCATTTAAAGTAGTTGCTAAGTTTAGAGATAAAACAGTGAGTCCATTACTATATCCAAATACAATAGAGAATGCGGGTAAACACTATAATGACGCGTTTATACTAGTGGAAACTAACGATATAGGTCAACAGGTAGTTGATATACTACACAACGATTTATTATATGAAAATTTAATGACAACTGTACATATGGGAAGAGCAGGCCAACAAGTATCAAGTGGTTTTGGTAGTCATAGTGGTAGAACATTAGGAGTTAAAACAACTAAACAAGTAAAAAGAATAGGTTGTAGTAATTTAAAAGATCTTATAGAAAATGATCAATTAATAATACCTGATTTTGATTTGATAAGTGAATTAAGTAGTTTTGTTGGTAAAGGAGCTAGTTTTGAAGCTGAAGATGGACAACATGATGACTTAGTTATGTGTACTGTATTGTTTAGTTGGATAGCAAGACAAGAATATTTTAAAGAAATAACAGATACTGATATTAGAGAAAAACTATATAAGGAAAAGATGAAGATGATCGAAGATCAAATGCTACCATTTGGTTTTAGAGAAGATGGTGAGAGTGAAGTTTTAGATAAAGATGATTTATTACAAAATCCAAATGATCGCTGGGTTAATGTAAAAATAGACAATTTTAGTTAAATCTAAAAAATTATAAATAATTGATAAAAGAGTTATATATTTAACTATCAATTTAGTAGGAGAATTTAAAAATGGCGTTTCAAGTTTCACCAGGTGTTAATGTATCAGAAGTTGATCTTACTACTGTAATCCCTGCTGTATCAACTACAGAGGCTGGCTTCGCAGGCCATTTTAGATGGGGGCCAGTAGGAGAGAGAGTATTAATTACATCAGAAGACGATTTAGTAAATAATTTTCAAAAACCATTAACAAGTAATACAGCAACAGATTTCTTTGTTGCATCAAATTTTTTAGCTTATGGTAATGCTCTATTTACTGTAAGGGTTATTAACGAGGCAGGATCTAATAGTACTGATGCTGCAAGAAATTCTATCAGTAATGCTGCAAATACCAAAAACACTTTAGTTAAGAGTGATCAAGACTATGATGACACTTATGGCACAGCTGGAATAACTGGTGTTGGTAACTGGATTGGAAAATTTCCAGGAGAACTAGGTAACAGTTTAAAAGTAAGTGTATGTGCAAGTTCAAATGCATTTAGTTCAACATTAACTGGTAACGTACAACCAGTAAATGGATCCAAAACATTAGCTGGTTTAGGAACATTATTCCAAACTCAGGTAAGAGTTGGAGATATTTTAGTACTAGGTCCAGATAAAGAACTAAGAAAAGTTGCTTCTATTGCAAGTAACACTTCATTAACATTAACAGACAAGTATACAGGTAATTCTGTTGGAGCTGCTTCTTCAAACAGTTCACATAGTGCCTCTGTATCTGGACCAGAAAGAAGATGGGAATTCCATAACTTCTTTGATAAAGCACCAGGAACATCAGATTCAGCTAACACTGCTGGAGGAAATGGTGATGAAGCTCACATTGTTGTAGCAGATGAAGATGGAGAGTGGACTGGAACTCTTAATACTGTATTAGAGAAATTTGAAAGAGTTAGTTTAGCATCTGATGCTAAGAACGAAGATGGTACAACTAACTATTATGTAGATGTTGTAAACAAAGGCTCACAGTATATTTTATGGGCTGCTCATAATTCAGCTCATACTAATTCTGGTTCTAAAAGAGGAACATCATTTAATGGTGCTCCTTTACCAGCAAACGATAGTTTGGTACTTGGTAGAGATGGTGCTGCACCTAGAAATGCAGATCATATTAATGGTTACAATAAATTCAAAAGTCCTGAAGACGTTGATATCTCTATAGTTTTAGGTGGAGGCAATAACGGAACAGTACTAGAACATGTTATTGGAAACATTGTTGAATCTAGAAAAGACTGTATAGCAGTTATGTCACCTGAAAGAGCTGATGTTGTAGGTAATGATAGTTTTTCAGGTAAACAAGCTGATGATATAATATCATTTAGAGATACACTAACATCATCAAGTTATGTTGTCATGGATAGTGGATGGAAGTATCAATACGATAAATTTAACGATATTCAAAGATATGTACCAGCAAATGGAGATACAGCAGGACTGATGGTAAGATCAGATACTACAAGAGATCCTTGGTATTCACCAGCTGGATTTAACAGAGGTATCATGAAAAATGTTACTAGATTAGCATTTAATCCAAACAAAGCTGAAAGAGATCTTCTTTATAAGAATGGAATCAACCCAGTTGTTACATTCCCAGGTCAAGGTACAGTTTTATTTGGTGATAAAACATTATTAGCTAAACCAAGTGCATTTGATAGAATAAATGTTAGAAGATTGTTTATTGTTTTAGAAAAAGCAATATCAACTGCTGCTAAGTTTACTCTATTCGAATTTAATGATGCTTTTACAAGATCACAGTTTGTAAATCTAGTGGATCCTTTCTTGAGAGATGTACAAGCACGAAGAGGTATCCAAGACTTCAGAGTAGTCTGTGATGAAACAAACAATACACCAGATATAATTGATCGAAATGAGTTTGTTGGAGATATTTTCATCAAACCAAGTAAAGCAATTAATTTTATTCAACTTAATTTTGTTGCAGTAAGATCTGGAGTAGAGTTTAGTGAAATAGTTGGTCAAGTTTAAGTATAAATAAGAGTAGGAGAAAAACAAAATGGCATTCAACATAAACTTATTCGCAGGTGCTCTTAAATTTGGTGGTGCTAGACCATCCTTATTTCAAGTCAACATTACAAATCCAGCTAACGCTGCTGCAGATATTACCACACCTTTATTGGTTAGAGCTGCTCAGATTCCAGCTGCTACATTAGGTATTAATGATGTACCTTATTTTGGTAGACAGTTAAGAATAGCTGGTAATAGAACATTTGCTGACTGGACGGTTACAGTTATCAATGATGAAGACTTTGCAATAAGAAATGCAATGGAACAGTGGTCTAATACTATTAACAGTTTTCAAGGGAACCTTAGAAACTTTGGTGCTTCGTCACCAACACTTTATAAGTCAAATGCTCAAGTGACTCAGTTTAGTAAAACTGGTGTACCATTAAGAGTATACAACTTTGTAGGAATATTTCCAACAGAAGTTGCTGCTATTGAAATGGATTGGGCTGCAGATGCTATTAGTGAGTTCACAGTTACTTTCACATATGATTATTGGGAAGTTTCAGGTGGAGTTACTGGTAACGCTGGCGGCAACTAGTATTATTGATTGAAAAAAAGTATTGACCTATAAATAGTATTATAGTACAATACTGAAGGGTAGTCATGGCAATAGATTTATTTGGCTTTACTATAGGCCGAAAAGAAGAAATAGAAAAACTTAAAAGCGATAATCTAAAATCGTTTGTTCCACCACAAGACAATGATGGTGCCTTAGAAATAGCTCCTGGAGGAGTCTACGGCACCTATGTGGATCTAGAAGGAACTGCCAAATCAGAAGCAGAATTAGTTACAAGATATAGAGAAATGTCTACTCAGCCAGAAGCTGATTTAGCTATTGATGATATAGTAAACGAAGCTATAGTTTATAATGAAAAGGATCCAGCTGTAAGTATAGTATTAGATGATCTTAAAGTTAGCCAATCAATTAAAAATAGAATAAGAAGTGAGTTTGATAAAGTATTAAGACTTCTACACTTTACTACAAACGCTTATGAAGTATTCAGAAGATGGTATATTGATGGAAGATTATATTATCATATAGTTATAGATGAAAAAAATCCTAGAGATGGAATTCAAGAATTAAGACAAGTAGATCCAAGAAAAATAAGAAAAGTAAAACAACCAGTTAAATCTAAAGATGATAAGATGAATGCTATCATTACAAAAGGTTATATAGAGTATTACATTTATCATCCAAGAGGAATTAACAGATCAAATCAAGGTTTAAAGATTAGTAAAGATAGTGTTATTTTTTGTCATACCGGATTATTAGATAACAGAATGGCTATGGTTCTTGGTCATTTACATAAAGCAATCAAACCATTAAATCAATTAAGAATGTTAGAAGATGCAACTGTTATTTACAGATTAGCAAGAGCACCTGAAAGAAGAATATTTTATATTGACGTTGGAAACTTACCTAAAATGAAAGCTGAACAATATCTTAGAGATATGATGGTTAAACATAAAAATAAATTAGTTTATGATGCTCAGACTGGTGAAGTAAGAGATGATAGAAAATTTATGACAATGTTGGAAGACTTCTGGTTACCAAGAAGAGAAGGTGGAAGAAGTACAGAGATTACAACATTACCTGGTGGTCAAAATTTAGGCGAGATGGAGGATGTTGAATATTTTAAAAAGAAGTTATACAAAGCACTTAATGTTCCTATTAGTAGAATGGAACCAGAAAGTAATTTTAATTTAGGTAGAGCTAGTGAAATTACTAGAGACGAATTAAAGTTTACAAAGTTTGTAGCTAGACTTAGAAATAGGTTTACACAATTATTTGATAACATTTTAGAAACACAATTAATTCTAACTGGTGTCACATCAAGAAAAGAATGGCACGAGATGAGAGAACATATTCATTATGACTTTCTAGAAGATAACCATTTTTCAGAGTTAAAATATAGTGAAATTAT